GTCTGCGGAGTTCGATTTAGCGGTAGACCTTGTTTCTGGATTCTCTCTCTGGGCTGCCGCCGGCTCCACGCTCACTGATAGCGTAGGTATAGGCAGAATCGCGTCGTGTATTGCTAAAGCCACTGGCACCTCTGGCAGATTCCGCGCAGCAGTGCGTTTGGGCGCGGCTAGTTTATCGTTCTCTATCTATGATGGGTATATGATAGCGCGCAGAATAGGTTAAGCAGTACGCTTCCATCTGCGGCATTCTGGGTTAGCGAGCCTACCAAACACTGCTATATTGACGTTAGAGGGAGTGACTGCCGTACCCTCGTAGTTGAAAAAGTCATATACGAAACTTGTAGTGGTTTTACTATAAATGCCGACTATTTCTTGACCGGCTCCGCTCACCTCTCCAGACACGTACGGTAAATAGTTAGAATTAGCCATGGTTTTAGACAAAGTGACTTTATAGGTACCCGCTCCAGTGTTCGTCACAGAAGATATGTTTTTCGACAACGCGATTGACGTTGCGCTAGACAACTCTGCATAGGCTACCAGCGAAAAATCGGTTATTTCAGACCACGTACCGCCTAGGGAATCGCTTGGATTCGTGCTGGTAGTAGTTTCAAGCACTGTACCAACTGGGTATAATGTCGTAAAATCTATATTCTGCGACATAAAACTATTGACACCCGTTCCGGTTATGATAAAATGATATTGAGGCTACACCCGCAGCGGGTGGGCTTTTTAGTATCAAAAAATAATTAAGAAAGGACAAACTATGGTATTTAGTGAAAGAGTCACTGACATTACCTACAACGAGATTCTTCCTACGATTGTAGATTTCGTCAACAACTCCAACATCTTTACCGCTCGTGTTATGTCTAACGTAAAGACTTGGCGCGGCGTAAATATCAAGCAGCCAATCCGTATTGCTAACAGTACGACTGGCGGTTCGTTCGATGGTCTCGATACTTTCGATACCTCTACTACGAACAATACCCGTACCTTGACTTGGTACGTGAAAGCCTACGAACAGAGTGTGGTCGTTCCGGGCATTGAAAAAGCCGTAAACGGCAACAGCGAGAAGCAGGTTATCTCTCTCGTGACTGACCGTCTCGACGAGGCTAAAATCTCCCTTACTCAAGCCATCGGCGATTTGCTTTATGGCAACGGTGTGGGCAAAGACATTGAGGGTCTAGGACTTATCGTAGACGATGGTACTACCTCTGCAACTTACGGTGGTTTGAACCGTAGCGAAGTTGCTGGTGCTAACGCAGACGTGACTGCTGCTGGTAGTGGTATTATCTCGCTTGCATTAGTCCGTAGCGAAATGACCGCAGTTTCTGCTGCTGGTGCTGGGCAAGAAGCCCCAACAATCGCTCTTACGACTCCTGAAGTTTGGGATTTGTTCGAGTCTCTATTGACTCCTACCATCTCTGCTCGCTATGATGTCACTGATGTTAAGGGCTACAACCGCGTATCTGGTAAAACTCCTATGGGTACCACGGTTCCTGAAAGCGAACTCAAAGGCGCTGCTGGATTCGTCGCTATCTCATTTAGAGGTCGTCCAGTCGTGGCTGACGACAAGTGTCCTGCTGGCTTATTCTTCTGGCTAAACGAACACTATCTGTCATTCTACCGCTTGCTCTCTAGCGATTTACGCTCGGTAGATTCTAACCCGACCAAGACCGAGGGTGCGAACGAAGACATTAAACAGCCATCGTTCTTGCAACTCAAGGACTTTATGTCGCCAATCAACCAATTCGGTGAAATTGGTGCCTTAATCGTGATGGGCAACCTCATTTGTAAGGCTCCTCGCCGACAAGGTAAGATTACTGGTATCACTACCACGGCTTAACCAACTTCCGGCAGGGGCAACTCTGCCGGAATGAACGATAATTTAATAATTTAAGAAAGGAAAAGCATTATGGCTTCTACTATTGACAAAACCATACTCGTAGAGGGTGGGTTGTACAACGTAGACACTGCGCCTCGCTACCCATTAGGGTTTGAGGTGGAAGACGACAACGGTAAGAAATATCGCTACATCAAAGCGACTGCTGCTCTTACTGCTGGTACGTCTTACGGTCTCGCTGGCTTTACTGCCATGACCGCTACTGCGGCTAACGGTGGTGCTGCCGTATCAACAACCACTCCTAACTCTGCTGTCTCCGGCGATTTAGTCGGGCAGATTGTAAAGGTGACTCGTGGTGGCAACGTTATCGGCGCTTACCCAATTACCGAGGACATCTGGACTTCTGGTACGGCTCATACCGTAAAAATCCCAGAGGTAAAGAGTGGCGATACTCTCGCTCTCGTGGCTACCAACGTCGGTTTGTGTGGCGGTTCCGCCTCCTCGACTGCTGGTGACACCAACGGTATACCTATGGCTCCTATTGCTTCGGGTTCCTACGGCTTCGTATTACTAGCAGAATACTAGACCGATAAACATTAACGCTAGAAAGGGAAAAATCTATGTCTTATAACATTGAAAAAACCAATCTGGCAGAGGGGCTACTCGAGCAAGTCGACATTAAGCCCCGGTACCCTTTAGGGTTCCGCACTCGCGACGCAGAGGGTCGGGAATACGTCTACGTAAAGGCTATTGAAAACCTTACGGCAGGCGTACCCGTCCTAGGCGTCGCCAGAACGGGGCTTACTATTGTATCAGGGTCTGTTTCAGATAGGTGCTTTAAGATAAGCGCGGCTCAACCTAGCCTCGCAACTGACAATTTTAACGTCAACGAACTAAAAGGCACTCTTATTAAAATCACGGATTCTAACAGCCAAGTAAAAGGCGTATACCCGATTACAGACGCTAGTTATGATGGTGTGAGGTATTTAGTAGTGTGTCCGGAAGTAAAAACAGGTGACACGGTAGCGTTCGCAAACGGCGCTCCAGTGGTTGCTGCTGGTGGTGCTTCTTCTACCGATGGCGGTGCTATTAACTGTACCCCTATTACCGATATGGCAGAGGGTACGTACGGATTCGTAGTGCCTGACACGGCAAACGGCGCTCCTGCAAACTCTGGCTCCCATAACGTGACTCGTGGTAGGGATTTAACCAGTCTATACACAATAGCAGAGTTATCTGCCAAGGTGCAAGCCGGCGACTTCTCCGATATTTATGTAGGTGACTATATCACCAAGAAAGTAAAGGTCGGGAGCAACACCGAGCGTGAGTTGGATTTCGTAGTAGCAGGGATTGACTACTGGTACGGAATCGGCGACCAAGGGCAGGGTCTCGAAACACATCACCTCTTAATGGTGCCTGACACTGGGTTCTACGAACTCGCACAGATGAACGGTACTAACACTACTACTGGTGGTTATTACGGTTCTGCTATGCACGGTATCGCAAGCCCGGCATATACTGCTGGTACTGGCGGTGCTTTGACGAGCGTAGTGGCTGATTACGAGACGTTCCTCAACACTGCACTCGGGGCTAACGACGGTGAATATACATTTACCCACAATGGCTCCCAGTGGCAATACGATGGTTCAAACGTGGGCGCTAACTTGACCTCTTATGGTATCACCTACTTCGCGAAAGGCAACCTCGAACCATATCGTCAAGCAATTTACACAGCGTTTGGAGACAGCCATATATTGACTCACCGTACATATATGACGACATCGACATCTGCCGGTGTATGGCACAATGCTCGTGTCGAACTTATGAACGAGTGTATGGTATACGGAAGTAAACAGTACGCTAACAACGAGGAGGGCGAGCGTATCGCGCCGATTCAGTTGCCTTACTTTGCAATGAATCCTCAAAAGAGAGTTGCACATCGTGGCAAGGGTGGTTCGCGCTACGGCGCTTGGTTGTCGTCTATCAACAGTGGTTCCGCCTTCTGCCTTGTCACCAGCCTCGGTATTGCCACCAACAGCTCCGCGTCCATCTCGTTTGCTGTTCGCCCGTATTTCCTGTTCGCCTAAATCCGACCTCCCTTGTGGAGGTCGTGTAAAACGTTAAAAGAAAGGAGTTGCAGTGTCAGTTCTGAAGAACAAACGGAATCTGTCAGATTTAGAGTTCTTTCACAACGCAATTAAACTACGCAAAGAAATGACGGAACTTATGCTGCGCGATTTTGGAGTCAAGGCTCGAAACAAAAACGCGCAGGTTCTGCCGAAGCGTTATTTTATGAGCAAAGAGGACGGGGAAAAGTTTATGGCGCTCTGCGAGCAATATAAAATCGTATCTGTGCTAGAGACTTACCCCGACTGGCTCATAAATGAGTTTAGAAACAGTATGCTAGAGTGCCTACGCTCTATGATGGCTAATATCACCGCCGCAAACTCGATATACCCAGTGTGTGAGGAGGAATGGGCGGAGCGCCGGTTAAGACAAGACCGAGCAATAGCCGCTTGCGAGACACTATTGCAAGAGATGGCGTACGTCATATCTGTACTGCCAGTAGACGCGAATAAATATATGCGCTTCGTAGATATAATCCAGCGTGAGATAGCACTTCTCAAGGGCTGGCGCAAATCCGACAATAAATTGCGAGCCGAACTGCAAAAATAATGGGGCAATTTCCAATTCGCGCAACAACGCTTGGTTGTCGTCTATCAACAGTGGTTCCAACTTCTGCAATGTCAACAACAACGGTAATGCCAACAACAACAACGCGTCCAACTCGAATGCTGTTCGCCCGATTTCGTGTACCCGTGCTATGAGTAGGCTAATGCCGACACGGAATACAGGAAAGGGGAGATTGTCCCTCCGTGAGGTAAACATATATCTTGACGCGACTAGATACGTCTACTGTCGCTGTAAGCGAGATACAAGCAATGAACAATATAGAGAACATATCAGACCCAAACAAACTGGTGGACGCCTTTAATAAGGCGGCTGCTGGCAGTATATGGAAAAGTTCGGTACAAAAATACGAAGTAAACCTGCTGAAGAACATTCGCAAAACGCAACTTGCGCTAGAGAATGGCACATACAAGCAGGGTGATTTTTTAGAGTTTGAACTTAACGAGAGGGGTCATAACAGGAGGATTAAGGCTCTCGGAATCGCGGACAGGGTGGTGCAGCGCGCTCTCTGTGACGAGGTTCTGATTCCGGCTTTAACTAAATATATGATATACGATAATGGTGCTTCGCAAAAGAATAAAGGTGTAGACTTCTGCCGTCGTCGGCTGGAGACTCATTTGCATAAATACTACCGTCAATATGGCAATGACGGCTATTTTTTACACGTAGACTTCCGCAAGTTCTTCGATAATATACGCCACGATAAACTTATAGCGGCGTTCGAGGCTAAACTAGGCTCTGGTGGCGTTATGCCGGTGCTAGAAGACATGATAAAGTCGTTCCGCGTAGACATATCATACTCGGACGAGGATTTACTGAATCAGGTTTTCAATTCGATGGAATACGCCAAAATCCCGCAGTCTAAAAAGACTGGTAAGCGTTATATGGCAAAATCCATGGGGATTGGCTCGCAGATTTCGCAGGTAGCAGGCGTATTCTTCCCTAGCCGAATAGACACTTATTGTAAGGTCGTACGCGGCTGTAAATACTACGGGCGCTACATGGACGACATCTACATCATACATCACGATAAAGACTTCCTACGCAGCGTTTTAGAGGGTATACGCGAGCAATCTGCGGAGATAGGTCTATTCATAAACGAAAAGAAAACGCAGTTGCAGAAACTCCAGCACGGTTTTACGTTTCTCAAGATTAAATATAACCTTACGGAGACTGGGAAGATAATAAAACGCCCGTCACGCGACAATATCACGCGACAGAGGCGGAAAATGAAGAAGTTTAAGCACTTGGTAGACGAGGGGAGAATGTCGCAAGAGGACGCTCGCAACGAGGTCAAGTCGTGGCTCGGCTCGAATAAGAAACTCAACGCCTACCGGACGTGCCAGAAGATACGTAAATTATACAAGGATTTGTTCTTTGAGGATTTGGACATATAATGAATCCGTGTTATAATAAAACATAAGGAGATTAAAAATGGAAGAACAAGAAACTCTATATCTATTCAAAAATGAATACGAAATTAAAGCCTACGCAGGAGAAGTCCTGACGAAGCGTGTCGGCGACATTATTGTCGAAACAATCGTGAATCCGACGCCAGAACAATTAAAAGATTACGGTTATAAGCCTCTCAAGAATACCGAGCGCCCAGTAGAAAAGCCGGGCTACGCTATTGAGACTTACTACGAGAACCAGCCAGAAGTTATATTGCAGTGTTATCGCTACGTGAAAATTGACGAAGAAGACGCAGAATAAATAAAGCCCCTCTTTCGAGGGGTCTTTATTATTTCTTATGCAGGTCTGCGAAGTTTTTTGCTTTTTGTTGCGCTATTTCTTCCTGCGTCCATACTTGCACCACTCCCTCTTTGTTCTCGTCGGAGGGGTCGAACGTGCATACGATAGTCGGGTCGTTTGGAATCAGTTTGTCCATTACTAGCGACGCTCTGATATACTCTGACGCTAGACCGAACGAGGCTTTGGCTTGAACCTCGCGAATCGTCTTCGTCATATTTTCGTCTTTGCGTGATTTCATTTGAACTGCGGCATTTGCGGTGGCATAATCAAGCCCTGCAAACGTCGAATATATTAGTTTTAAGTACCCTATCTCGTGGGGTTTTAGGCTAAACTCTTTCATGCGTCCTCCCATTCTTTATTAAGTTTGTCTAGTGAATTATAGAAGTAGTCTGTGTGGCTCGTCTCGGTGCCTTTATAGTGGTATACACGCAGGCAGATTGGCATAGCCGGAATACTGCTTACTACGGTTTGTGCGGTGTATATTTTGTCCTCTCCGCGGTGCTTTATGTTCATTTTCTCTCCTTTATGAACCCGTACTCGACTGACTCTTTCGGGTAGTGTTTGATAAAATCTGGGTTTGGCTTACCGTCCGGCGTGTATGGCTGTATCAGGTCTACATCGTGCTTCTGATATTCCATCATACGGCGTGAGGTTTGGGTCTGCTTTGCCAGCGGGGGGAGTTTAGTGCCTCCCGCCTTTTCTTCTGGGTAGTATTTACCATTACGTAGCACTCCCATATTCCGCTCCCTCTCTGATTTTGTTATAGTTCTCGTTGCGGATTTCGTCCGGAGTTTTTGGTACAATGATATGCTTGGTAGATTGGTAGATTTCTTTCGGCTTCTCGAACGGGTCTGTCACCTTTGCCGGAGTTGCCTTTACCTCGTCTATCTCGTCACGCAAGCCACGTGCTACGTCGAATAGGTGTGCTACTAGGGCTTTGGTGTCCATAATGTCCTCGTCGATTCTGCGAATAAACGCCAGAATCGCAGCGAACAATATAGTTATACAGACCGCTAGAACGATTGCTACTGCTAGTGCTATTCCCATACTCTGTCCTTAAAGACCAACGCTCTCGTGGTTGTGATTAGTTGCGCTACGACGGAGTGGCTGTTTATCACCGCCTCACGGATTACGATTGCTGGGTCAATAATGTTTGCCCGAATCATATTTTTGCTCTCGTGAGTCAATAAATTATAGCCCTCGCCCGGATTGTATTTTGCCTTTAGTAGTTCTGGCTTTGCGTCAGAGTTTATTAAGAGGTCGTAGTATGGCAGGCGTAGGTACGGCAGTTTACGCTCGTCGCCGATGTCGCGCAAGCATACACCACCACCAGCCACAACACCGCCTGTGAGGGCTGTTTTAGCCGCGCACACGGCGTCGTCAATGCGGAGACGGGTTTCTTTACGTTCTGTGTCGGAATTGCCGCCTACGTAGATATTAGCAATGGAAGCGGTCAATCTCGCAATGCGGTTCTCGTATTCTAGCCGATGGTTTGGCGCCACGGAATCGCGCTGCTTTTTGATTTTCTCGATAGCCTCTTTGAGTTCCTTGGAGTCTGCCCCTTTGCCTCCGATAATGGTGGTCTGTTTACGCGTGATAGTAGCACTGTCTACGCTACCGCACATGGTAGGCTCCCAGTCTTTCGGTTCACCTCGGAACACCTGCCCCTGCGTGTACAATGCCACGTCCTCTAGTATATTTGAGAAAGCGTTTGCCGGCGGAGTGACTACCATAATGTCCAGCATGGGCTTTGGCAGCGTAGATAAGAACTTGAGCGCGTCATTTATCACGTTGCCGAATATCAGCACCTGCTTCGCTCTCGAGGCGTGTAGTTTCTCGATAATAGGCACGATTTCGTCCTGTCTCGATATAGTTGCGCCCAGAATCACTACCGGTACTTCTCGCAAGACTGATTCTTTAGAAGTTTGGTCGTTAAAAAACATTTCATCGGCTGCGCCTGCTTCGATGTACACGCCGTCTACGAACTCCACGGAGGTTTCAGAGGTTCCGGTGTAGATTACGTTTACGCCTCCGAACTCCCCTACGTGAGAGATAACGTCATATACGAGCGCGCCTAGCCCCTCGTCTCCTGCGGAGATTTCACATACGCCACGTAGGTTGCGGTCGTCGATTTTGGACTTGGTGCGAGCATTTATGCTAGATAAAATGGACGGAACGTACGAGCGGATTTCTCGAGCCGCTTCGGAGCGTGTCATTTTACGTTCGCCGATTAGGGTTTTCTCTGCATACTGGTATAAGTGATACGCTAGAATAGCCGACAGAGTAGTGCCATCGCCTGCCGTATCATTGGTGCGCTTTGACGCTTGTTTGATTACGGAGATTGCGATGTCCTCTACCGCGTCTTCTACTTCGAGCGTGTTTATGTTAGTCACGCCATCATGTGAGATAGTTGGAGCGTCTGCGCGGTTCTCGATAATTACATTGCCGGACGCTGCGCCATAAGCGGCGGAGGCTACATTGAACACCTTTGCTACTCCTCTAGTGATTCCCTCACGGAGTTTGTCTCCCTCTACGATTTCACGAGTGTATAATTGGTGACCCATTATTTCTCCTCCTTTAGCACTACGATTCGTCGGTCGATAGCCTTAATGTCGTGTACCTCGATAAACTCAACCATGATTGGTGATTCTTCGTCGTTTAGCTGCAACGGCACTTCTATTGCGTCGCTGTCGTCATACACAACGAGGTCTCCTTTATTGACAGAGCGATATTCGGTCTTTGCGAATCCGGACTTATCGAACTTTCCCGTGTGCCTCGTGAGAGCCTGCGGGTTCCCAATTATGACCTCACCGAATCCGTGCCGGTCGTATTTCTTCTCTGTGCGAACGATGTCGCTATTACCACGCAACGGTTTGACTACGATTACATCGTATCTCAACTCGAGCGAGGAAGCCTTAATTGCTGGCATAGTTTTTCTCCTTTCGTGCGTTATTTATCATATTTCGAGTTTACCACAAGCAATTCCGAAAGTCAACAACAAAAAATCGGCTCCGAGCCGTGTGGAAAGCCCCCAAAGAAACGCAAGAAAGGAGTTTAATTAGGGGCTTGCCTCTATTCTATCACATTGAACAAAAAATTACCACAACAATTTTTTAACTGGGGTTTATGTTGTAAAAAAAACACACCTATTGACATTTTGAAACGCTTGTGCTATTTTAATCTAATTTCTAATAAGTAATACTAATAGTAGTAGTAGGGTCTGTGGAAAACTCAACATTTCGCCTCTGTTGTTCCCCTTATGTTTTTCTGTGGAAAACTTGTGCATAACTTGCTAAAAAGTGTGGATTTCGTGTGTAAAAGTGCGAAAAACACAACCATTTTCACCTTTTAATGAAATTGGTGGTATAATGGGCTTATGAACGAACAAACACTCCAGATAATACTCGGCTTAATAGCCATCGTCCCGACAATGACTACCATTGTCGTTTCTGTGTTCCAGAATAGCCAGAGACGCCGAGATAAAGAGGAGCAGCGCCGGCGCGACGAGCGCAATGCCGCTAAATCGTCAATCCAAAACATGATAACTCAAGACATTATAAGGGTAGAAATACTAAAGAAAATGCCGGAGAATCGAGACAATATCGAATCTGAATATGCGAGGTACCATAAAAACGGAGGGAACGGCACCATTACCAGACAAGTACGCGAATACTTTGATTGGCTAGATGGACTCGCGCCGCGTAAACTTAATGTTGTAAAAAATACAACAATATAACAGAGGCAGTCACATAAAATTGTGACTTTTTTGTGCAAAATGCTTGACAATAGGCTTTCGGTCTGATACAATGAAAGTATCATAGAAAAAGCAAGAAAGGAGAAACTATGAAAAGAAAAATTGAAGTATGGGGAGCGAGAATACTCTGCGACTCATTCGAGGAAGCACGTTATTACAACGGCAACCGACAAGAAATAAAGGTACGCGGTCTAAAGACTTTCTACGAAGCGCAGCAAGCCAGATTCGCTAAACTCGCCGAGAAGTTTACCGACCCAATTACGAAAATGTGTGTCGCCAGTACCGGTATGACACCAGAGCAATATCAACTAACCCACCACAGAGCGTGGAACGAATAAGGAGGAATTATGGATTATGCAGATATGAATTGTCATAAAGACATTATGGCAATGATAGCGGCAGCGGAGGAAGAGTTTTACGAAAAACTTACCGATGAGCAAAAAGAACTTTACGATAAAGACAAACTCGACGTTATGGTTAGAAAATGCAACAGTTCATACCCAGCACTATTACTTTCAAAAGGCAGTGTTTCCTTGGGTGGTGGGTGCAAAGAATACGCGCTGCGTGTACACTTAATGCACCTCGAAGAAGATGGAGAAATAGACAATCCTGACTCAATGTATGTAGAATACGACGTGGTACGATGTGGTGGGTTCTTGCCACCGCACCGAATACGTAGCATGGTGGCAGATATGCTGACAAATCTACATAAATACGGAAAGGTGCAAGTCGATGACTGAATACGATATGAACTTACCTCTCTCCGTTGCAGACATGGACGGGGAGGAGCGCAATATAATGGACGGATTATGGCAGGACTTTACAGCCACCATGACGAATCTAGCGCACCTTATACTAGCAGACGACGCATACGAAAAAGAAGTCGAATACACGCACCGAGAAAACAAAGACGCGCCGGAATACATCATTAAAAAGAGAATCAACCCTAGTTGTGGCTCGGTGATATTCCACGTCGGGTTCGGTTATGGTGAGTACGTAGACATCTGCGTAGACGTAGAGCGTGTGATTCCGAGAGAGCATATAGAACTTATCTGCCACCACAAATTGAACGGATTATCAGCCATAGCAAAGAAGTTCTGCGAATTATATCGTAAAACGTCTTGACAATAGGCTTACGGTTTGATAGAATAGAATTAGAACATTAACAAGAAAGGAGAAATAATGACAAGCGAAAAAGTTAAAGCGGAACGCGCAGCGTACCACGAACGACCGGAGTGGTCGTACTCGCAAATGAAAGTCATTTTAGATTCCGGTATAGATTATGCGGTTGCAAAGAAGATAGGAATGTTGCCCGCTCCCGAGTCTAAAGCGATTGACATAGGCAGTTTGGTACATCAAAGCGTCCTCGGCGGAGACGGCGAATATGTTGTCAGCCCATACCCAGATTATCGCACAAAGGCAGCGCGGGAATGGAAGCAGGAGCAAATAGACGCTGGTAAAATCATATTGACCGAAGCCGAAGAACTTATGATAGGCGACATCGCAAAGAATATCAAGGAACACCCATACTCGCAGCAATATCTTTACGGGGAGAAGATACAACACGAAGTAGAAATGTATGCGACGCTCGAGGGAATCCCAATGCGAGCCAAAGCCGACGCGATTCGCTTTTACGAGAACAACGAGAAATTGACTATTCTCGACCTCAAAACCACATCGAAGTTCGATATGTTTAAGTGGACGAATATGCGGAATCACTACGACCTGCAATGTGCGGTTTACTCCGCGCTGGCAGCAGCGTCGATGGGAAAGAATCTGCTATCTGACATGGATTTTGTGGAGTATATCTTCTGCGTAGCGGAAGTGGTGCCTCCATATCGTGTGCAGTACGCCACTGTGACGAAAGAATACGTCGAACACGGGCTTGATAAACTCAACGCCTGCGTGAAAGAGATTAAGGAGTGGAATAAACGCGAGAGCAAGATTCCAAACTTCCAACTCACCGAGTGGCTAGAATTAGGAGACTTCTCGCAATAGTATTGACAAAAACCATAAGCGTATGATACAATGGTAGTATATTAACAATAACGCAAGAAATGAGAGACAATGGCTAACGAAAACGCAGTGCAGAAAAAGGTCACTGTTGCAACTCTCGCTCACAACGAGCAGTTTAATAAGCGCATTGAGGAGACTCTAGGACGCAGAACGCCGCAATTCATGACTTCTGTGACATCACTGGTGAACTCCAACAAGGCTTTTGAGAATTGCAACCCGTACGACATTTTCAACGCGTGTCTCGTTGCAGCCAGCATGAATCTTCCAGTGAATAAAGACTTGGGGCAGGCGTGGGTGATTCCTTATGGGAATACCCCGCAACTCCAAATCGGCTGGAAAGGTTATGTACAACTCGCGCAGCGTTCCGGTTTATTCAAGACGATAAACACTACGGACGTACGCGAGGGAGAGATTGTTTCTCGCGACCTCATGACAGGTGAGTTCGAGTTTAAGTGGATTCAGGACGACGCGGAGAGGAATAAAAAACCGGTCGTCGGCTACTTGGCTTATTTCAAACTGTTAAACGGGTTCGAGAAGAATCTTTACATGACCGTAGAGGAATTGCAGGCTCACGGGGCTAAATACTCGAAAACCTATAAAAGCAGTTCGTCGGTATGGAAGACTGATTTTGCGGCTATGGCTAGCAAGACAGTTCTCAAACTCTTATTGAATCGCTATGCGCCTCTGGAAATAGACTCTGACCTAGCAAGAGCAATACAGGCAGACCAAGCGGACAGCGACGGAGACTATATCGACAACCCACGGAACATGGAAATCGTGGACGCTATGATGGGCAGTTCAGAAGAACAAGACAATGCCGCGGAAGCGGAAGTAATAGAGGAGAAATAACATGACAAATCCAAACGTAAGTTGCCACCACCTCGTAGAAAACTACGGACGTGCTAGGGCGGCAGAAATTATCACTCATGCAGTCACGCGCACAATCATTATCACTAAATGCGCAATGCGCGGAAAGAAACCAGTGTATAATGTGCTGCTTAAAGACCCAATCGCAGGCAAACTCATTATCAAAACCGACCACGCACTGAAACTACAATATGTCGGCAAAGACAACTCTCGCCGAGACTGGTTCACAGCCGGAGAAGTAGCGTCAATGCGCAAAATCATGCCCGGCTTCGACAAGTATTACGAGGTGCGGAGGGCTGGCTATGCCAATGAAGAAGACTAGAGTAATCAGCGAGGAGGGTCGCCGTCGTATGCGAGAGGGGGGTCGTAAAGGCGGGAAGAACGGCACCGGTCATGTCGGATTCGCCGTTCTGAAAGAAAGAGACCCGAAACTGTTTAAGGAAATCTCCGCGCGCAATAGCCGGAGCCAGAAAGGAACTAGAGATGGAAAATAACAAAATACCACAACTACCGCAGAATTGTAGATTTTACATGATAGATGGTAAGAGTGGACAGCCAGTAGGTAGAATGGAGTTTTTAGCCGCGGACGGAACGTTGGCAATGCAGGCGGAGCAACTAGAGCAGTTTTTCAGAGCGCAAGGCAATGACATCAGAATAGTAGCGGGTGTGGCACCTATTCAACCAGAATTGGCGGAAATATCGTTAAAACTTGATAAGATTATCGAAATCATAGGAGGTAGTAATGATAGAGATAAGAGCGCCGAGGTATCGCGATAGAGTCGTGCTACTAGCGAGATACAGGCTTCCGGCAGGGCAGGGCGTGGACGTAAAAATCCTGCACGGAGCCTATAAGGGGGTTTACCACGTATCGAATAAAGTAATATGTCAATCACCGATAGAGGGCATGGAAACGAAACAAGGCAAGATTATAGCCATGCGAGCGGTACCGATTGACGCAATGGAAAGGGTAGAATAATGTATTACACGATAAAATTATGCGAAGCCGACAAACGCGCATTAGGAAAAATCCTGCGCAACTATTCATACCAACTTGGGTATCGTTTACAACACGGCGCAAGCGTGACTAGGCAAGATTTGGATTGTATCGGCGACGATTTGAAAACCATATCTGCGATAGAGTTTGCTATTGAGGACGCGAAAGAAGTGCCTCAATCAAAGGAGGAAGAATGAAAAATCATAAACCACGACCACAAACTTTACTAGACACGGCGCGCTGGCACGTGTCCAAAGACGCAAAATCTGCGTGGGACAACGTGAATAAACGCCGAGAGAGGAGGCAAAATGCCATCAACCGTGCGAAGACCCGCAGTGCGCAGAAAAACGCCGGCAAGACCGCAAAAAACGCGTAGCACAGCCAAAAAAACGAAGAAAGACGTGCCAATCGAGGACGACGAGTGTATAGAGTTCTCAAACTGGCTCAAAGCACGTGGCATAGACCACACGCATATTCCGAATGAGAGCAGGTCAAGCAAAAAAGACGCAGCCATACGCGCACGGAAGTTGCAGAAGATGGGGTTATCACGCGGAGTATGGGATTATGAGGTATGGGTACCGATATACAACTGCGACGGAGAGATAGACGACTACCAACTTCTCAAAATAGAAATGAAACGGCAGCGCGGCGGAGGTTCTACTACCACGCCAGAGCAGAGGAGATGGGGTAAAATATACGAGAAATCCGGTTGCTGCGAATGTAAAGTATGCTACGGCGCAGCAGAAGCAGAGAAGTTTGTCGAGGAGTACTGGCGCGACCCAAGATTCAATGACAATGAAATATTTTAAGGAGGAAATATGAAAAAACTCATGAACAATTGTACTGGGGAGACAGGCTACTTATATGCCAACAAGAATGAAAATTATAATGTTCTTGATAAGAATGATAATGTTTTGGCGGTTTATACAACTTTGAGAGAAGTTGGCGAGCATTGGGAAGATGTCGAAGAACCGAAAGAGCATTATTGGGTGATTGACGAAGACGGAGTGTTGGTATGTAGGGCGGTTGGCGCTTTTGTTAATGAGGAGATGTGCAAGCAAATCGGCAACTACTTCGCAACTGAAGAAGAAGCCAAAAAAGCCGTGAAAAAACTCGAGGCTTGGAAACGGCTGAAAGATAAAGGGTTTAGGTTTATTCCTGAAGCCTCTCATATAGAAGAAGTGGAAGCAACAGGTGGAAACGTGATGTTTATAGCCTGCACTATGAATGATTACAGTGATTTTGTGTTTGGAGATAACGCTGATATAAAATTGCTTTTCGGAGGAGGGCGCAATGAAGAAAAAGTTTACACCGGGCGCTAAAGTGCGCTATGGCATAATGCTCGCAGACCAACGGCACATGAAGTTTATCAGAGCGCAACTCATGCTCAAGACCGGAGGAATCTGCGCTATATGTGGTAAAAAGATAGAAAAAGACGAAGACGCAACGCTAGACCACATTATACCGCGTTCTATGGGCGGTGCAACAACCATGGACAACCTACAACTTGCGCATAAATCGTGCAATTTAGAAAAAGGCAACATATTTACAATTTAGGTATTGACAAAATGCTTTCGGTTTGATACAATAATAATGTACCCCACCGGAGATTGTAGGCGCACCGTTAGGGCGAATCCAGAATCCGGCGTCCGTGAGTGATAACTCGGGTACGGGTGATATGTGTATGACCTTGCGGGAACACCCCCCGCGTTCTATGAACACAATAAACGTTGAGAGTTTATCTATGTCGAAAAAGCCACTCTAAAATAACTGCGAGGGTGGCTTTTTCGTGGTATAATGGGATTAACATTAACATTTTACAAGAAAGGCAATCAGCCATGAAAAATGAGACTAAAATCGCCACAGAGCAGGCGAAAGAAAAGGGTTCTCCGATAAATGGGGTAGTGCCTCCAAAAGACAGAAGATTCGGGCAGCCAAACGGGAACCCACGGCATAATGGGGCATGGAAGAAAGAAGACACCCCGCGCTATAAGATGGAGCGCATGATAACCCTCAAGAAAGAGGAACTACAAACCATAATTGACGACCCAAACGCACCAGAGTTCGAGAAGTCAATCGCAGATATTATAATGAGTATTCGAGTGGACGTAAACGACGAGGGAAATCCGCTACCAGCACACCAGCGTATTAAAACGATAGAGAGTCTGATTAACCAAGTGTACGGCACACCAGCACAAACGCAAGTCACGGTCAGCGCAGACATGGAGGAGAAAGAAAAGGCGGGCTTTATCAAGGGTATATTCATACCGGGGAGCGATAATGACGATAGAGGAACAGATAGCAGCCGCTAAAAAGGCGGGGTATTGGACACCGTTGCCGGGTCCGCAGACTTTAGCGTGTCAGTTAGCGATGTTGACGAATAAATATAGGGAGATATTATTCGGCGGCGCTCGGGGTCCGGGCAAGACAGAATGGTCTATCGCTACAATGGCAGAGAGAATAGACAACCCACGTTATCAGGGGTTAGTTTTGCGTAAAAACGCAGACGACCTCACGGATTATTGCGTACGGTGCGAGGAGATGTACCAGTACGCCAATGTTGTTGTGCGGCGCAATCCGATGGTGCTACGATTCGGTGCTAATGCTTTACGAGCCAAAGGCGCTATGATTCGTGGCGGTCACTTGCACGATAAGACCTCATACATTAAGTATCAGGGTCAGCAGTTCTCGCGTATCGGTATCGAGGAGTTGACGCAGATTCCGAGCGAGTTATTGTACAAGCAGATTATGTCGTCGTGCCGTAGTATTTACCCCGAAATGAACCCGCAAATGATATTAACAGCCAACCCGGGCGGTGTAGGCATGGGCTGGGTCAAGCGTCGATTCGTGGAGCCGGTGGACTTGCAGTCTGACGATTTTACACGTACTGATTTAGAGAATGGAGACGTACTGATTGAATCCGTGCGCGTGAAATGGTGGCAGAGGCAGTATTTTTGGACTGATATTAAGGGCGTGAAGCGAGTCACCGTATGGAACGAGATATACGACAAGATAGAGGAGACGTGGCGCTGCTTTATTCCGGCTACGATTGACACCAACCCGATATTGACCGAGAACGACCCGACGTACGTAAAAATGCTCGAGGGTTTGAAGACCACCGACGAGGCATTATACAACGCATGGAGGCATGGCGACTGGAGCGTATTCGCAGGGCAGGTATTTACCGAGTTTGACAGAACCAAGCACGTTATAACGAACTTCGCAGACATCGGAACCACCACAAAGCAGTTTAACGAGGCAGTGAAGATTATCAGCATGGACTGGGGCTATTCAGACGATACAGCCATATATTTTACGGCGCTCATAGATGGTAGACCGGTGACGTATAAGGAGATGGTAGGGAATCAGAAACTAGCGTCGGAGTGGGGCAAAGAGTTGCGCGACTACCTCGAAACAAGCGACCAGCGCATAGATTATTTTGTATACCCGAGCGATATGGAAGACAAGAAGAACGGCAAGTCCTCGCCGATAGACGACATCATAGCGGAATTGAACAAACTCCCACCAGATAAACAGCCGTCAATGAAAATGATTAGCCGAGAAGCAGGCTCACGTGCAATTAGACAACACGCCACGCATAAATACTTGAAAGCAGACCCACCGGCAAAGATATTCAAGTCCTGCGCGAATCTGATTCGAGTGCTGCCAGAATTAGTGTACGATGAGACACGCAAAGAGGAGATAGACGTAGATACAGACCACGAACTCACTAACCCGTACGATGGCTGGAGTTATGGCTTGCGCTGGCTATCAGAGCGGAAGCCCGGAGAACTCATACATAAATCAGAACTCGTCGGCAAGCCTACGTATGGCATTAAGGCTGGTGATACAATGCGTGACGCCGGCATAGACCCTGCGGAGATGGTGCGTAAAGCCAACCGGCACAATAGCGGAGACTGGCGCACCCATTGACAAATCGCTTACGGTATGCTACACTGGAATTAGTAAAAACCTCTATCGTTTTTACCTAGCACCTTACACAAGATGTGTCGGGTCGCTGGTGAACCCGACAACACACCTCCCAATAAACTCTATGTAGGACATTTCTAGATTTTGTCCTACTCACTTAAAATAAACATTTAACTAAACGCCAAAAATAACTCCACTATTAAGAAAGCGCCCATTTCCTCGCAGTTAGGGCGCTTTTTTGTGGTATAATAGTGCTTATGGAACGTAATAAACCAATCACAATTTTATTATATGAAGACAACCTACCGAGGTTGCGCGAGATATATTGCGTAAACTGTAAACGCCTGTTATGCAAGGTGAACTCCGACGTAAAGTCGGTGATATTCGGCGAGGGCTATGCGCCGGACGAACACAGAGAGATTGTCGCTGGCATGAATGTCGTAGAGCATAAGTGTCGGGGTTGTGACTGTATTTACAAACTCTTATTCCAGAAATAGCCCGCAAGTTGGAATAAGAGTTTTTTATATTCCACGTACATTGAATATAGCCGAAAGGGGGTGCCATGAATGGCAAAGAAGAAACGCAAAAAGAGGGGCAACTCGAGTCGTTATGGTAAGGACTTCCACCACCTGCTTTATCAACGTAGGCACTGGAGCCAAGGCTACGCGAGAGCGCTGCGCAACCACCCGTATATGGGTAAGATGATTCCGCGCGATAGTCTGCACAGCCTGATTCACTCGAAAATACACGACATACCTTGTCCGAATGGGCGAGAGTGTCGCATGGCATACGAGGAGGTTGTACGCAGAGAACGTGAGGGGCTTATTGACGTAGTGCATGACTCTTGCGAGCAGAGGTTAGACTTGCTTATCGAGATATGGGAAGATAAATGCCCAGCAACGGTGGCTGTCCTGAAATGGCAGCGCGATTTAATCGCGAAAAACTACAAGGGCGGCGAATAGTCGCCCTTTCACCTCTATTGTAATAAGTATTGCGTTTATGTTATAATAGGCTAAAGGAGATTCACAATGAATAGCGAAAATGATAAAATGAGCGAACAGGAAACCGGACTGAAACAAGAATTGCCGGTGCTTTCGCTATCGGTACCCGACAGGGATTTAATACAAAACTTTAAGCGTTGGGAAAAAGAGGCGCAAGCGTTTTGGAATGACCCAGCAGGCTACAACTTAAAAGAAAAACGAAAACGCAACCAAGCCTACTACCTAGGCAAGCAGATTGAAAAATCTAAATTGTACAGTTATCAGGTGCCGTTTATCGACAACGAATTGTTTGTTGCAACAGAGACCATCACGGCTTATACCACATCGTCTGACCCATCGGCAGAAGTATTGCCGGAAAATGACACGACGCAGGCTAAAGTTATGGCAGAGGAGTTGGAATGGGGTCTTAACGTCCACTCCCAGAGGTGCAATTTAGCAAAGAAAATAGAGCAGGTAGAACGCTCTATGTTTTTGAATTATGTGGGCGTGATTAAACTCTACTATGACGCAGAACTAGACGACATCGTGCCGCAAGTTATTGACCCAGAAAAGATTATATTCGACCAATCCTGCCGTCAAGGTGACAATCCGCTATTTATCTCCGAACTACGAGAAGCCACCCTGCAACAGATTATAAATATGTTCCCAGAAAAGCGCGACGAAATCATGGAGCGCTGCGGACGCGTACGCATGACTCCGAAACTTGCTAACTCCATCTACACCTATAAGGAAGTATGGTTTACGCAGATTGACGACGACGGAGAGACCGAATGTGTAGCGTGGTATATGGACGACCTCTTATTAGATAAGAAAAAGAACCCGAACTTCCTCTATGACGAAGACGGCGTGAAGATTACGAACTACCTAGAACGTGCCGAGAAGCCTTATATTATATTTAACTACATGAACGACGGTAAGCACGTGATAGACCAGACAACGCCGTTTGAGCAGGCGATTCCACTGCAAGATATTCTAAACAAGCGCGGACGACAAATCGTAGAGAACGCAGACACAGCGAACGCTATTCTAGTATTGAAATCTGGTGCCATCACATCGGACGAAGCAGAAAATATCACTCGCGACCCGAACCAGATTCTGCTGCTCAACGTGACCGAATCAGACCCGCTATCGAACGCATACGGCTCGATTGAACCACATTTACTCCCGAATTATGTGCTGAATGACAAGCAGGACGTGAAGAACGCTATTCATGAGATTATGGGTACACCGGCTCAATTTAGAGGCTCTGACGACCGTGGAGGAGTCGGTACGCTCGGAGAGGCTAGAATGGTACAGACACAAGCCTCCGGACGACAGGACGCTGTTATACGTGCGCTAGAGCAGGGCTTGGACAGGTACTACAAATTACTCGTGCAAATGATGAAAGTTTGGTACGATACGCCGAAGTTCTTTGCGTGTCGCGACAATGACGGTAAGTTCGTACAGGTAGAACTTTCCCGCGAGAGAATCCCCGATGTTGCATGGGTGTCTGTGGAACACGGTACAACGCAGCAGAAGAATAAGGAACGTCAAGAGAACGTAGCCATGACACTCGCGAAACTCGGTTTGATTGACCCGTACAACCTATTTAAGGACTTGGGCATGAAGAACGCCGACCAGCGCTACGAAACTCTAGTCAAGTTCAAGATGTCTCCGGACTCCCTCTCTGAAGAAGTACGCGCAGAGAACCAGAACCGCACGGCTTATATCGACTTCGCTTGCATTATGAATGGTGAAGTGATAGAGCCTCACGACGACATCGACGCAGAGCATATACTCGCACACCGTACGCAGATTACCTCTGACAGATTCTTATATGCTAAACCGGAACGCCAAAAAGCCATGATAAATCATATTCAGGGCGAGGTGTTTAAGTTGCAGCAGCGCGTGAGACTACAAGAAGCCAGTATGCAGGGCTTATTGCTAGACCCGAACGCGCCTATAACTCCAGACGTGCCAGAACTCCCAGCGCAGGCTCCAATGGCTCCTCAAGGTATGCCGATGGCTCAACCAGCAGGCGGAATAATGGGCGGGCAGAGTATGGGCGACCAACTCATGCAACAGCAAATGCCGTCTCAAGGAATGTCTATGCCTCAAGGTATGGTAGAATCCGCAAACGCAGTCCAGCCAGTAGATAACATGGCAGGTGGAATGATGGGTCAGACCATCATGCAATAGTCGCACAACATATATTTTGCGACATTGAACGTGTTTATGGTATAATGGAAGTATTAACATTAACCATTAAAAGAAAGGCAAGCAGCCAAATGGACGCAGACTTAACGGAAATTGCGCTTAATGCGCTAGAAGCCGCCGAATCCGCCGACGAAAAAGACACCTCAAATGGTGACGACGGTGGTGGCGACGAAAAAGGCACCGGTGCTGAAGACACCGGCGAATCCGAAACTACCAACGAGGAAGAAACCTCGGAAGAAACGGACAAGGGAGAAGACGAAGCCGACGAATCAGACGACGGCGACGAGGAAGATAACGAGGAGGGAGAAGACAATGCCTCTGACGACGATAATAACGATAATGATTCTGGCTCTGATAGTGAGTCTGGGAAGTCAGATAAGACCTCCAAAAGCGTAAAGAAAAAAGAGGAGATGTCGGACGACGAGTTCGAGGAACTAGCCAAAAAGCGTGGCTACTCTAAAACTCCTACCGACGCTGATAAAAAGGCGGAGGAAGAAGCCCAGAAGCGCGCCGCAGCAGAAAAGGCGCAATTCGAGCGCATGACTCGCAAACCAGCGGAAGTGCCACAAGAAGTGTGGGACGATACGCCAGACAACAATAAGATTGTCTACAATAATCTACCTATTATTACTGCACGTGGTGCCAATGGCAAGACTGTCAACGTCAAGTTGCCAGACCAGTTGCCGGCAGACTTTAAGTTCGAGGACGAAAAGGCTCGAACGGAGTTTATGACAGCCATGCAAGAGCAGTCAAACCGCATGAATGGTATGTTAAATGCCCTCAACGCTCGTGACGAACGTGCGAAGCAAGAGGAAGCGCGTTTAGCAGAAGCCCACAGGACGGTAGACGCAGTGAAAGCCCTCCAAAAGAGCGGCGCATTGCCTACACCAAAGGCTGAATACGGCACAAAGGAGTTCGATAACGACCCAGCCGTTAAAACCATCAACAACGTGCTTAATTACCGCGTAGAACGCGCCAGACAAGGCGTGAATCTGACAGTAGAGGACGCATTGACACTTTACAAGTCGGCTCACCCTGACGAGTTCAAGAAGACGGAGACCAAAAAGGCTGATACTAAAGCCAAAGGCGACGAAGAACGCAAGAAAGTTGCGCAGAAGATAGCCGGTGGCAAGAAGTCAACCAACAAATCCGCAAGCGACAAAGCAAAGGGGGAACATAAATACTACAAGTTCGGAATGTCCACGCAGGACGTGCTAGACCGAGCGCTAGAAGATTTAGATTAAATAGGAGACAATCAAAATGAGTGATACCAAAGATACCAAAAAGACCGAGGCGCCAAAAGCCGAGGAAGTCAAAGAAGAAAAAGACACAGTTAGTGATAAAGTTAGTGATAAAGTCGAGAAGAAAGCCGAGGCGCCAAAAGCCAAAGCCCCAGAGAAAAAGGTAGACACCTCACTAGAAGACGCGGAGATGGCGCAGGAACTCTTGGAAAGTTCTGTATCAGAAGCCAACGTACGTTCTGGTGGCGCTGGCGGTAGGCTCACTATTCGTGAGGCGCTTATGGAATACTTTAGCCCGACAGACCTCGTGACGATTAAAAACCCGTTCGATTTCAA